GGTTACGTAGCAGGACATGGTACATCATTTCCACTTTCGGGCATAGATAAAGGTGATTATTATTTACGAACAGATTATCTGCCTAATAGGCTATTTCGATATGACGGTACTCGTTGGGTTAAAATTGAAGATGCTGTGAGATTAACTATGACCAATAACGATACAAGAGGAAACTTTAAAACAAGGTTTGTTAACAACACAACTGAATCCACAATTAATGGATTAACAGTTAAACAGAGACAATCATTAACCGATGCTCTGAAACCAAAGGCTGACGACTAATGCTACATTTTTACGAAGGACAAATACGTAAATTTTTAACTCAATTTATCAGAGTTTTAAGTAATTTTAATATTGAAGTGGGCAAAGGTGCCGATGGTGCAGTACAACTTAAACAAGTTCCAGTAGTTTATGGTGATGTTACTCGTCAAGTAGCAAACATATTAAGACAGAATTCTGAAAACTCACTAGTTTATGCACCAAAGATTGCGGCCTACATTACAGGACTAGAGTACGATCGAGAACGTATGCAGAATCCTTATCACATTGAAAAGCAACATTTAAAACAAAGAGACAAAAATGCTGATGGTACATTTAATGAAAATTTAGGTGCTGGATATACTATCGAAAAAGTTATGCCGTCACCGTTTACATTAAATGTTACAGCAGATATTTTTACAACAAATACAGATATGAAATTACAGATAATGGAGCAAATTCTTTATCTATTCAATCCGGATTTTGAAATACAAAAGTCGGACAATTATATAGATTGGACCTCTTTAAGTTATATAGAATTAGGAAATGTAACATTTTCGTCACGAACTATACCAGTTGGAGCAGATACTGACATAGACGTAGCAACAATGACTTTCACTATGCCCATATGGTTATCACCACCTGTTAAAGTTTCTAAATTAGGAGTAATAGAAAAGATTATTATGTCTGTGTATGACGACGATGGTGGAATTACAAAAGGTCTTATAGATGGGTCACTACTTTCAAGAAGTTATATTACTCCGGGTAGTTTTAATTTGTTCTTATCAGGAAATCAGTTAAGATTATTTGGAACAACGGGTATAAATGTCGGCTCTGGCGGAGATGGCTATTATACAGGTGCTAGTGGAACTGATCTAGATCCTTTTACGACATTTGGACCAGCAATTAATTGGAATACACTGTTGAATCAATACGGAAAAATTACAAACGGCATAAGTCAAATAAAACTAGTTCAAGAAAACGGAAACGAAGTTGTAGGAACAATAGCTCCGTCTCCGTTAGATGAATCTTTATTAGTTTTTAGTATTGACGCTGATACTATTCCAGCAAACACATTAACTAGTGTCAGTAAAATAGTAAATCCGTTGACGTTTGATCCAGGTACACCAACAAACGGTACTCGTTACCTTGTTGTAAACGACATTGGTGATTCTACTAACACGTTTGATGCCAGTGCTTGGGGCAATCTACGAGCCAGCACAAATGATATAATTGAATACAATTCCTCAACTAGTAAATGGGGTGTAGTCTGGGACGCTTCAAATCCCGATTCGACACTAGCATATGTAACAAATTTAAACACAGGTATACAGTACAAGTTTACCAATGGTTCTTGGGTAAAAAGTTATGAAGGTGTTTATGTCGCAGGCAAGTGGACTATTGTGTTATAATTACTAAATGGAAAAAAATATAATTTGTTCAGGTGCGTTATTTTATGCTACAAGCACTAAACGTTTCTTATTTTTACAAAGAACGGATGGAAAAACTTCTGGTATGTGGGGACTTGCAGGTGGCAAAGCCAAATTTAAAGAGTCTGCATTTGAAGGATTGAAGAGAGAAATTATTGAAGAAGTAGGAACACCTCCTACGTTTAGAAAAGTTATACCATTAGAATTATTCACGTCTAACGATCAACAATTTTTTTTCAATACCTATGTAATTGCTATACAAGATGAATTTCCTCCTATATTAAATTACGAGCATTCGTCTTATGCTTGGTGTGCCTTTGAATGTTGGCCAAAACCTCTACACGCTGGGTTAAGGAACACACTCAACAACAAAAGTATAAAAGGTAAGTTACAGACTATATTAGATTTAATAGTCTAACCAGCACTGATTTTCAAAGTACCACTATCGTTCCAAAGTTGTCCTGCAACACTTGGATCACTGGTTGGCAGGTTTGTTAATTTTACAATTTGATTTGAAAATGTTTTTTCACCTGTAATTGTTTGATCGGCCGCAACTGTTAGGTTCACTGCAACTGCACCACCAGCCGCTCTCAATAAATCAACCCTGTATGCACTGACAGATGTCGAACCACCCGATGTACTGGAGGCATTAAGCACTGTGCTTGTACCATTGAAAGATGCTGTAAAAGTTAGTTGGTCTGTGCCTTTAGATGACACTGTCGGTCCAGCACTAACAAAAGCATCTTGAGTACTGCCGTCTACACCCACACCACTCACCACAACAACCTCTGATATGCTGGCCGCTCCTTCTGATGAATTGTAACCGGTGACAATGTAAAAGGCACCTGTTGCTGAGTCTGATGTAAATGTGTCTAATTGTGTTGGTGATGAACTGACTGTTTTGGTTGCAATAGTTGCCACGTTGTCACCGTCACTCGCTGATTCTGAATCTGATAATAATACTTTGTAACCTGTGATCCTACACTGTGACGATAGTCCTTTTAGTCGAACGTTTCCATCTGATATGTCTGCAGACAGCGTAGTTAACGCTGAGCCGACATATGTCTGCACGTCTCCATATGGTGTTATGTAAGCATTTGTCCCATCGTGTACGACCAATGCCTCAATGTTTTGTAGTTTGTTGTTAGTTGAATCATTCAAACTTAAGAAATATTTTGCTCCTCTGTATGAAGATGCACTCCAAGAATCAATAACTGATGCACCAGCATCATCCCTTTTTATATGTACTCTCCAAGCACTCACCGACGTGCTTCCGCCACTTGATGAAGCGGCTTTCAGTGCTATTGTGCCCGAACTGTTTGTTGCTGTAAAATTTAATTGATCTGTTCCTTTTGAACTTATACCATGTGCAGAAACGAAAACATTTGAACCATCTGCTAGTAGCATAACTTCGTGTATAGAAGATGCCGCTTCAGATGAGTTGTGACCTGTCACAACATAAAATGCTCCAGTGTGATCACTAGTCGACCATGAGTCGATTGAAGTTGCCGATGAACTCACTGTTGTTGAAGCGAGTGTTCTGTGTACGTCTGCTGTACTGCCATCATATGTTGTACTCATAGAATCTGCTAGTAATACTCTGTGTCCTATTACAGCCCAATTGGCAGATGAAGCACCTACCAGTAATCTAACATTTCCGCCACTTATGTCTGTTGTAAGTGTAAAGATGGCATCAGTACCAGCAGAAGATACTGTACCGTATGTACTGATATACGGATCTGTACCGTCGTGCACCACTATTGCTTCTTGTAAACAGGTTGCTCCAGTGTCTGAATTTTTTCCAGTGATAATATATTTTGCACCCCTGTTGCTACCAGAAGACCAAGAGTCTAAAACTTCTGTTCCTGTGTCTACATCGCTGTTGTAAAAAGTTTTGACTGCGTCTGCTACTGCTAGTCCTGTACTAGGTCCTAGGGCCATCCTGTAGTAGGACATACTGTTAAGTGCAGAGTTACCTTGCCCTCTTACTCTCACAGTACTACTGTCAACATCTGCTGTTACCGTTGTATAATTGTTTGATGGATCAGATTTAACTATGTGCGTTTCATTTATGAACGCATCTGAACCGTTGTGCGTTAGATTGTATTTTACCATCATTGCGTCACTGTTGGACTCATCTCTGTGGACAGCAAAGTACACAGCCGAGTTAAATGCCGTTCTGCCAAATGTGTCTAAATTTTTAGTTGCACTGTTGTTTATCGAAGTGGAAAAACCTGTGTCTACATATGAATTAGAATTTGTTTGTCCGTTGGTCGCATCTGCCTGAGAAAAGATTCCAATATTTCCTGATGTGGTATCTGTTGTGTTGTCACCTAATGGCCATCTGTACCAACTCACACTGTTGATGTCTGATGAACCGGTACCTCTTACTCTTACGTTTCCGCTGTCAACGTCGGCTGTTATAGCAATATGATCGTGTCCAGGATTAGATTCATTTGTGTGAGATACTGTAACAAAGGCATCAGAATCATTGTGAACTACACTGTATCTTTGTGTTGAAACTCTATTACTATTAGTTTCGTCCATTGTTACAGCAAAGTATAAAGCTGAATCGTATGCTGTTGTGGTGAAAGAATCTAAATTTTTAGCATTTTGTCCTATGCCGATCACCGATTCTCCACTGTCTGCAACTTCGGTCGATGAAGAAGCACCTAGTTCAGCCCATCCGTCTGCTGTGGTGTAGCCTTCTATCTTGTCAGTTGACGAATTGTATCTTAACAGTCCAGTTACCCCTGACGGTCTTTGTGCTGTTGTACCGTTGGGTAATCTAATGGCAGTGGTGGCGTTACTGACATCAAATGCTAGTGCTGTACTATAAGTGGCAAGTGTTTCTCCGTCTACTTGAACTGTGACTGTTCCTGTGCCTGAATCAGCAACTGCTAAACTGGAGTTACCTTGTGCTACTGAATTTGTAGATATGGTTGCAAATGAAAGCACACCACTTCCGTCTGTTTGTAATACTTGATCCGCACTTCCATCTGCAGATGGTAGTTTGTACTGCTCATTGATATCTATCTTACCTGATCCTTTTGGTACTAACCTCAGGTCAATGTTACTTGAATCACCCGATGCCGCAAGTTGCACAGCTTGGTCAGCCGCACCACCCACAGTTCTAAGTGTGTTGGTTGAAGAAGTAGAAAGGTCAATGACCGACTTACCGTTGACTTTGATAGTTCGTTTATCATTGTCCAGCTGGTAACTACGTGTTCGTCTTGTCATTAAATGTTAACCTCTGACGTTTCTATTTCAGCTACCCAACTTATTGTTTTGCCTGTTGCTCCGGTAACAAATATTCCTATTGCATTATTGGTGTTGTCTGCCCGTGCATCCACTTGCCAATTTTCATCGTCTCTTGCTACAACAACTTCGTAAACGTTACCTACGTCAGTCACTGTGCCTGAATAACTATCACCTAATGCTTTAAGTTCCCATGCCGCTGATTCACCAGTCGCATCAGTTCTACGTGCAACTACCTGTACTGAATAGTTTATTGTTGTGTTTGCTCCCACGGCTATTCGTGCATTAGTAACCCCTCCAACAAATATCTCTGTTTCAATTGCATTGGTAGTGGTCCCCCAAAGCAGATATTGTTTGGCCACATATGTACCTGTGCCGTCATCTGCGGACAAGTTGTGCGTCGAGCCTTGGATTATCCTAGTTGATTTTTTTATTTCGATACTTCCGGATCCATTAGCATCTAGTTCTAAATTTGCGTTGGAAGAATTTGTTGTAATTTTATTATCTTTAACATTTACAAAATCCACATCGAGATTAGTCAGTCCTGCTAGACCTGTTGCTGTGATCGTTCCGTTTACTTGTAATGCTGTTGAAGGTTCCGAAGTACCAATACCTACACGATTGTTTGTGACATCGAGATACAGTAAGGTTGTTTCAAATGCCAAGTCTGTACCATTCCTAGTCAAATTTGACTTTAGTACTGACCCAGATATACGACCAATGGCCATACCAGGTACTCCTTATAATAATGTTAGTGTAGCATATGCCACACACAGCTTCGTTATCATTGCCGGCTGACAGCAGTACAGGTATTTATACGTCTAACGCTATTTGAATGTCCACACTTGATCAGGCCATTTTTTCTCTAATCTCAGCATGCCCCAGCTGGCAAGTAACTTGAGGATATCAGTTTTCGTGTGGCCGTATCTTTTACCAGAAGAATTTCCTTCTATCTGTATGATAGGTTTTTGAATTTTGATAGTATGCTCCGCACCTTTTAGCACATCAATCTCATATCCTTCAACGTCTATTTTTATTATGTCCACTTCTGTGAACTGGTAGCTGTCTAGTGTGTTTAACAGTATATCTCCACTCAACTTTGTCACATGATTTGTTCCCGAGTGTGATTCATATCCCATTGATACATTGCCTTTGATTTGACCTACTGCTGTTTTGTGTAATGTACAGTTGCTTAGATTGGCGATGTTGTGTTCCAACATGGGCAGTATTTTTTTGTTGGGCTCGAATATTTCTACACTGTCCGCACGTGATTGCCAGTGCAGTGTCCATGGTCCCCACCAAGCACCAATGTCTATGATCTTTCTTAATTTTCTTCCGCTGATGTGCTTTTCGAGGATGTTGTAGTTGCCTTTTTTATCAGTGCCGTCCTGTTGTATAATCATAAAAAAAAAGGCCCCATATTGCTACAGGGCCTTTAGATCTACTAAAAAGTAAATTTATTTATTAGTTGTTTGTTCTCACTGCACAGTTTACCAGTTTGATACCTGCGTCTGTTGAACTTTCTAATGCTCTACCGATAACGTTGAAAGGAGAGATTGACTCACCTTGCGCCACTGCTCTAGCACAACCTTTAACACTTGAACTAACCAATCTTTGACCTTTAGTTACTACACCTGATGTTCTAACTGGAGTTCTTCCTGTCATTGCAACAAATGGGTGTGATTCGTTGTTACCTGCACCGGCGTTCATAGCGTAAGCTGGCATGTCAGAGATAACACCAAAAACATTCTCAGATAAATCTGTTGTG